GAGTCGCGCGGAAGTCTTGCCCTCTAAATCGTGATTGCCGGCGTTAATCACAATTTTGAAACCGTCGTTAATCAGACTGTCATAACAGTCGAGCGTCGGGTTCAGGACAGACGGCGCAATGCTGCCTCTTACATGAAACAGATCACCGGCGTGAATGATGGTGTCGCCGCCAGCCTTGCGAACCTCATGAGCGCAACGAACCGTTTCATCCAGAAGCAATTGCAGTCTAGAATTCACGCCGTTATCGTTTACACTGGCAAATGCCGACCATAAATGATGATGTGTGTCACTTACCAAACCATAAGGTTTTGTGTCCATGTTCAACTTCTCCAAATTACTCAAGTCACAAATGACTTATTATGCAAAACGATAAAAACAGTGCTGTCCAATTACAGTCACCAGCTTCAAACTCTTACTTCTGCTCCAGTACGGGCTTACCGTCTTCGTATGGTAGAAGGTTGCGCCACCAATTATGTCGGGTGTCCAGCCCTTCATGGTTACGAACGCAATACCCCGCGCCAGCGCCCACGCTTTCTTGTCTTTCGGCTCTGCCTTTTTCAGCAGCACGTACTTGCCATTGATCTTGCGAACCACCTTTGTTGTCCACGAGAACTGCCCGCTGGCCGTTACAACCCCGCACACATTCTTTGAATCGCGTTTGGCGCGGTTCATAGTTACTTGCGCGACCGCATGTTGCCCAATAAACGATTCTCCGCGAGCTTCCGCATAAATGTTCATCGCCAGGCATGTAAGAGCGGCCGTCATCAGCATAGCTTTGCTGCCTGAACACCACATGACCTCTTGACCTGATGCAGCCAGTTCTGCACTGTACGAGGACAGCTCGGAGAGAATGGCACCGTGATTACATCATGTGTGACTTTGTTCTCAATTCGAATGTGCTTGTTTCTGGACTTCAGCGCCCAATCGCCTCGCAGTAATTCACGAACCGCATCGTTTATTGTCCTATCTTTCGAGTAAAGCATTATTCAGCCCTTTCTGTAATTGAAACCATTGTATAAAAATACGTCAGGAGTGACTAACGTATTTTGATAGCCTTAGCGATGTTGCCTGCGCTCTTGGAAGTGTTCACAAGAAACAAATCGCGATGCAGCAAGCGCTGTGGCTGTTTCCCACCAGAGTAGAATTCCGATGGTGGATTCAGCATGTCGGCAATGTTCGTAATGTAATAGATCACGCCTTTGCTGGTCTTGTGCGCGACGCCTATCGCAGTACAGCCGCGACGTTCGACTTCACGCACAATGGACAAATCAATACACCAGGCATTCTTCTTGACATGCAGAGAACGCGGCTTGTCGCCAGACACCCATGACAGGTACAGATAGCGCCCATCCTTAAAGCGATAGAACATGCCGCAGACCTTGCCGTTGATCGTGTGCTTGACGCGAGTAATCACTAGACGCCTCTACCTCCGCATTTATCGAATTCAATGTGTCGTTTGCCCCAAAACTTATTCAATTCTTTTGAGATAAATCACAGTTGTTTTTTTGTGAATAGTGGCGATGTGAGGGCCGTAAATCTTGCGAATCGCCTCACTCAGCCTCTCTGGCGCCGTGCTCGAATCATTGGCAAGTTCGGTGTGGTTCTTGTGCGCATGAATCGCACACATTTCATCAAGACCGCCGGCGTAGATACTTTGCACTCTTGCACGACCGAAGACCATTTTCTCTTTCTCGTCCAGGAGCAACACTTCATCCCCAGGAGAAAGACGCTTGGCGTAAAAACTCCCCAAACGAAACGTGTTAAATTCATCCTTGGTGCCGATAATGGGCGCAACAAAGCCAATGACTCTGATATTCACAGTGGAACTCTCTACACTATTGAAGACAGGTTAATTATAGAGAGTTCCAACTTGCATCACCTGAATAACAGATTAGACCGTCCGAACCAAGGTCTTGAGTTCTTCCTGCAAACCTTCAGCTTCAATTTTTTCAGCCAACGCTTTCTTGTAATACTTCTTGCCGTCAATCCAGTTTATATACGCACCTGACATTTCCAGTTTCTTGTTTTCAACCAAGAAGTCCAACATGCCGCTAGTAAAGTCGAAGTGGGCCATGCCATCATCGTCGAAAGTCAAACGCAGATCAACCTCCTGAAATGGACGAATTACTTTGTTTTTCTTGGTTGTGATGCCAGTAACTTGACCAACCACATCGCCAGAAGTCTTGTCCTTGACCAGTTTCTTGCCGAGCGCAAGACGCACCGAAGCGTAAAACTCGAATGCGGCGCCGCCTGGCGTCGTAGTTGGGTCGCCGTAAACGACGCCTATCTTGGTGCGAACTTGATTCAAATACAAAACTGTCATATTTAGCTCGGCAGTCATCTGATTGATAACCTTTAGCGTGCTGGAACTGACCCGCGAGAGGGCCGTCGTATCGTTCATATTCAGCTCGTCAATGCCGCGATCCCTGCCATCTTTGTCCATCAACATTGACTTAGGAATCATTGCGGCGACGGAATCGAAAACCCACAGAATTGGAGCGTCGTCAGGCACCAGCTTGTTCTTGCGAATGACCTGGCCCGCTTTGAGCGCGATAGTGTTTGACTCCTCCCACGTTCTCGGTCGACGATAAATCCAGTTCGAGCCATCATCGCTCAGACCGAGCTTCTTGGCGAATGGCATTTGATAGGTGTATTCGTGATCGCAGAAGCCAGCGAAGCCGCCGGCCTTTTGCGCGGCGATCATAAGTTGCGTAGCGATCAGCGTTTTGCCAGAAGATGGCGGACCAAACATTTCAATAATGCGCCCACATGGAATGCCCTTGTCGTAGTCGCCACTGACGATCTTGTTCAACAACGGGTAGCCGGTATCAAGCCAATGTTTGACTTCTTGCCCTTCATCGTTTGGACCAATTGCGTCGAGCAGGGCTTTCGCCAGTGCTGATGAACTCATAATTATATCTCCTTGAATTTATTAAATGTAACCGCTTCGCTCACTGTTCCTTAAAAGCGTTGGTGAAATTTTCTTGATTTCTGAGAATCGAGACAAACGCCAGCTCCTCACACAGTTCGCCGAACTTCTCGTTGTTGAATTCGCCGCTGTCGATACTTACCGCGCTCTTGGCGGGCGGTGCGACTTTCAGCAATTGCATCATCCGAAAATTGCGGCCAAAGATCATTCGCCCTTCCGCGCTACACAGACGCGAGTGCGCTTTCTTCTTGGGCTTGAATTCACCGCTATCACAGCGCTGCCAAAACTTGCGAACCGACCCGAACTCAGCGATGAACTCTGGCGCTCCCTTTTCACCGATACCACCGACGCCAGAAATACAGTCGGATGAGTCACCCTGAAGGCATTTGCCCTCAAGAAAGCCATACGGTGTCGCGTAGCCAGTCTTGTTCATCAAGTTGTCGATGGTGACGATGCGACTGTCGTCGCGCAAATCGCGCCAGATGACATTTGGGCGAACCAGTTGTATCCAGTCCTTGTCGCCAGAAATCATAACGATCTCATTGTCAGGCTTCTGCGTAAGTTGCGACACCAGCAGTCCCGCCATGTCATCGGCTTCGTGCGTGGCGACCATCATCTGCCGCACGCCAAGATGATGCAGGGCACGAGAAATATACGGACGTTGGGTCGCATACGCTTCCTTAGCCGCAGCTTTCTTCGGGTCAGCTTCACGGTTGGACTTGTAATCGGGATTGATATTAAAGCGCCATTCAGCGCGACCGTCCCAGAGACACATCAGCTTGTGTTCAGGATAAGTCACACGTAGTTCGCGCATGGTTTTGATGAAGCCAAAGACCGCTTGCGTTTCCATCCCACCCGAGGTCAATTTTGTGGCGTGATGAGCCGCATATCCAATACTATTGGCATCGACAAGTAATGTCTTGCTCATGAATCCCTCTGGTTAAAAAGCCCTCCGAAGAGGGCTTCTGTTAGACTACTAATGACTTACGCTATTACGCATCGGCGCCAGTCATTTCACCAAGAAGATCATCCAGCTCGTCATCGAGCGCGATGTCGGCGGCAAACGGCTTGCTTGCGGAGACAACGTGACGCGCCTCCACATCACGCAGCGCGGCATCGTCGTTGTCGATAGTGCCGAAGCCGGTACGCGGCTTGTCGGCGCCAGAAGAAACGGCAGGCAACAGACCGGCAACACTGTTGATGGCGTTCAGGGCGCGACGTTGTTGCTCTTCATTTTCCTGACGCACGTACTCATCCAGGTTATTCAGCTTGTCAAGCACACCCTTTGGAAGAGTGTGCTTCTTCGGAGAGATTTGAACGGTATATTTGGTGTTCAAGCCTTTGCCATCGCGGTTGATTGTAATGATCTGCGGAGCAACGGGATCAAACACGGCAACGCCCCATTCTTCGATCAGGTCGACAATCTGGCCAAATACCGACTTACGAACTTCGAGAATTTGCGGAGTTGTGTCGTCATCTGCATCCAGGGCCAAAACATTAAACAGATAAGACTGGCCGGAAGCGGCTTCCTTCAGCAGCTTGACAGTTTCGTCGTCCGAGGTCATACGCGCGGCCTTGCTCAAACCTTCGCAGATTGGGCAAGGCTTTCCGAACGTCTTGTCGAGACAGGGATAAACGGCTTGAATTTCGCCAACGGCATTCTTGATGTAGTGCTGACCGAAGTCATGAAACCAGATATACTCCTCGCCCTTGCGCCAGCCAGGCAACAGAACGTAACGGTTTGCACCGGGGTTAGGCTTGAGTGTTTTGGCTTTCTGCTTGAGGGATTGCTTCTTGTCTTTCATCAACTGCATCAGTTTTGTGGCGTCCATGTTTTAGTTCCTTTTCAAAGTTGAGTTTTGGCTAGTGCCTTTTAGAGTCGGGCAACGACGGCCAGAAAACCCAACCATTTCGTTGCTTACCTCGTTTCAGCCCTTTAATTATAGTCACCGCTGACTTATATCACAAGTCATATTGAACTATTTCCTACTTACGCTGCGCCACCCTGCTTGAGTCGCAAGGCACGTTCGCGCAGATCATCCCTGTCCTGTTTTTCCGCCAGGATACGAGCTGCCCCTTTGTATTCGTCACGACGATCTGCGCCGAGTTGAATAATCATATCTCTTCTGTCAGCGAGCGACTGCACCAAACCCTTGTTGATCGCCGCGATGGTTTCTGCCTCGATTACCATGTTCTTTGCCTTGATCCAGCGACGATCCATCTTGACGGCATTCTCGACCATTTTCTCCGTCGTCTTCTCGCCAGATGCGGCAAGAATCTTGCGCTGCTCATCGTAGAGCGTGGCTTCAACGACCTCGAATTTAGCCTTGATACGAGCAGCTTGCGCTTCGGCTCTGGCAGCCTGTGCGCCGTAATAGGCACGCAGACCATTCTGCTCGATCATGCACTGATCCAGCGAGGCTTCGGTGACGCGCGTGTCGGCGCGGAACTGATCGACATCGACGTAGTAATTCAGACCGGCGTGACCGGGCGCTTCGGTCGGGCGCTTAGGCTCGCCCCCTGCTGCGGCGTGTGGTTCATCAGGCACAAACGGCAACTCTTCTTTCACATCGACCGGAACGCGAACTGGGTTCGCCAGCGACTCGGCGTTGCGCGGCACACTCGGGTCTTTGGGTTCGGGCAACGGCGCGATGTAATCGCCATTCTTTTCGCCAGACCAGCCCGTTTGACCGCCTTCTTCGTCATAATCTGAATCGCAAGCTGGCGACGGCTCATCCGGTTCAGCAACTTCCGCTTCCACAACAGCGACTTCTGGCTCGTCGGTTTTCTGGTCATCAGGAACGCACGTTTCAGCAGTCGGTTCGGGCATCTTCGCCGCCAGAATTTCCTCGTTCTGCGCCTCAAGCTCTGCCATTAGAGCTTCAAGCTCCTCGTCGTTGATATTGATATCCTTGCTCATTGCGTTCTCCTTATGTGCTTCACTACGATTGAAATTGTATAAAGACCTGTCAGGAAAGTATAGTCAGCTCTGACTTATCCTGACAGACCGCCAAGCGCTTTCAAATTTGACCGCCTCTCGTCACTAATAACTTATCCGTCCGTCACGCAAGAATGTCGGCGACCTTTTCAAAAACAGCACTCAAAATATCCGCCTTTGTCGGATCAAAACTTATCTGTTGAGCGTTTATGCCACAGACAATCGAACAATCCAATTTCGGGTCATACACAACCTTTCCAGCAAGCTCTGCCGTAGAACCCTTAATTCCAGGTAAGAGACGCCTAATGACAGCAGAACCAAGAGCAACTATTACCGCAGGCTTGATAAGCTCTACCTCTCTGTCGAAAAATCTCGCACATGAGTTAAGCTGCCCATTACTCAATAACTTGTCAGACTTTTTGGCCTTGACCAGCGTCGTGAAATAGCCCTCCCCTACGCTCAAACCCGCGTCTTTGATTGCGACTTTGATAAAATCAGCAGCATCGCCAACCAGCAGTTGATCTTTTGCCTCCTCCTGCCATGTCGGACAGTCCGTCACCACCATGTACTTAACTGTGGACTTGCAGCGAATGGTCGGATGCGGTTGACCGGCCAGGTCACAGTCCTTGCATGACTTGTATTCTTGCGCCAGAGAGATAATCTTGGCCCGCAGAAACTTGTCAGACACATCGGTCGCTCTGTCTGCCTTCACGGCGTCGATAATCAACCCAGGCATAAGTTCTGTCTGGTCACGACGACGATCCGGGTGACGTGCGGGTTTCTGACCCTTCTCGACGTTAGCGAAAGCGCCTACCGCATTAAGGTTCTCCACAACACGCATGTTGACCTTCGAACCGGGCTGACTTGCTGCCAGAGAAAACTCTTCAAAGGAATCAAAGCGACCCTTGACCGGCGACGAATCATCCAACCCCCAAACGTCTTCTACCGTTCCGTCGCGCTTTTTCTTTTGTCTCTCGACCTTCCAGTTACGGTTACGCTCACGCAGTTCCACGATGCGAAGCGCAGTGTTCTCGGAGATACCTCTGACAGCCGAGAACGGCGCGAGAATATGCGCGTCGTCTGGAATGGTGAACTTGTCCGATGACAGGTTGATATCAGGCGGCAGCACTTCAATGCCACACTCACGCGCATCTTTGACCAGTCCAGGCAACTTGTCATCCTTGACGATGCTCATGCAAGCTGCAAAGTATTCGGCAGGATAATGAACGCGCACCCACATTGTCCAAATAGATATGACCGAGTATTCAACCGCGTGACTGCGGTTAAAGCCGTATGAAGCAAAAGCCTCAATCTTATCGAATAGCGTACCGGCTCTACTCTCACTCATTCCAGACACGGCAGCACAACCATCAATCCATTTCTGACGCATTTCCTTCATCTTGTCCAAGTCTTTCTTACCCATTGCTTTGCGAAGGTGATCTGCTTCAGCGCGGGTAAAGCCAGCAAGATCAACAGCGGCTTGCATCACTTGTTCCTGATACACGATGACGCCGTAAGTGTCCTTTAACGCATTCTCCAGGTTCGGATGATCGTAGCTGATTGACTTGTAGCCTTGCTTGATCGCTACGAAGTCATCCATCAGACCGGAATCCATTGGGCCTGGACGATACAGTGCGGTTGCGGCGGTAATATCTTCGAACGTCAGAGCGCCACCTTTTGCCAGATTGCGAAGCAGGTTTTTCATGCCGCAGTTATGAACCACAATTTCGTTTGCTACAAACGAAGGGTTATCCTCCATTTGAATATCGTAGACATCCTCAACGCCAACTTCTTCGATGCTCTCAATTTCCACATATTCAAGCATTTATCACTCCAATCTTTTTCAATTTGCGCCACAGCGATGTGTTGGGCGCATTGATAGTCAGTGCCGTCCGGTGAAGGTTTCTGTCGAACCTCTCAAATATCGCAGTCAACTCGGCGTCCGACAGGGACTTCCAACTCACCGATGGCGTTCGCTTCTCTATTCTGCTTCTCACACACTGAACAGAACAACCAAACACTCTAGCGGTAACAACAAGCGACCCCGTCGACTCAAAGCACCGCATCAAAGCCTCGTCGTCCAGATCGTGTCGATACATCGCGTTACCACTACCTAAAGCCTTTTCGGCAATTAGCAACTTCGTGGATTCAAAGTGTTTCTTCTTCACCCCGCCCCAAACATCGTTATTTCCTCTCGCTTGCGCGAGATTTGACATTTTCGCAAGCGTCTCTTCCGAATGCCTGCGACCCACAAACGAACCAACGCGAGGATTCGCCTTTGAGTCCTCTTCATGATAGAAGTTGTGTTCTTCGATTGTTAAAAGTTCCAAATTGTCGTAATTGTCGTTTTCTCGATTGTGATCCTTGTGATGAATCACTCGTGACTTAGGCACCTTGTCAATGCCAAAACATCGCATGAACACATAATGACTTCTCAGCAGACGGCTTCGATGCCACAATTCACGCAGACCGCAATGCTTTGGCAGCCACACATACCACCTGCCAACCTTTTCGTTGTAATGCTGCTTCACCGGATAGCCGCCGTAAATCTCAATCACGGCGCCTTTTTCGTTCTTCACATTCAACATAGTCAGTCCTAACTGTAAGAAGTTTGTCTCCAGGCAGAAGATCACTCAACTTAACCCATTCGCCATTTTTGTAAAAACGATGGTCTGCCGTTGCTTTGATCGTCTTGCCGTTTTTCAGTTTGAGACTATACACCTTCTTCTTGCCGGAATAAACAATTTTACTTATTATTCCTGGAGTTACGTCATGCCGAGATTCGTCCAGCGTTCTTATTTCTTCGCCAACAGTCTGTCGATCAAACCGTTCTTTTATTGTGAATCCATCAACAACAGAGTCTCCAGCCAAACAACTCTCGAACTGAAACACGCCCGTCGTGTCACCACGACCAAACGCCTCCATTACGTCCTTGTCTTCAAGAGGTAGCTTGAGATAGTCCACCGTTTTACCGTGACGCTCCTTAATGTAGACCTTGGCAATTTCCAGCACATCGAGCGTAGACAGACCGAGCAAGTCCATCTTGATTAGCCCAAAGTCCTCGACGACCCGCTTGTCCCAATTGACCACTGGCGACCCACCGCGCGTCTCCACGACCGCCCTCTCAATCAACGGTTCGCCCGCCACAATCACACCGGCTGCATGTTGGCCGAATGAACGCATGACCCCTTCGAGCTTGAGTGCGTGCTTCCAGATTTCGGGATTAGTGTCGCGAAACTTCTCAAGCTCTGGCACCACATTTGCAGACTCAGTGAGCGTGAAGGACTGACCGTGCTCTTTCGGCACCAGTTTCGTTGCCACCAAATCCAGCCCATTCATGCCGAACACGCGACCAGTATCACGCAGTGCAGACGCCGAAGCCAGCGATGAATAGTTTGAGATACCCGCGACGCGATCCTTGCCGTATTTCTCGGTCAGATATTCGACAACAAGATGTCGCTTGGAACTCATGAAGTCGAGGTCGGCATCGGGCAAGTCCAGACGCTCAGGATTGATGAAGCGCTCAAACAGCAAATTGAAGCGAATAGGATCAACGTCAGTTATGCCAAGCAAATACGCAACTAAACTACCGCCACTACTCCCTCTTCCTGGACCCGTGATCACATCATTATTTTTAGCCCACCTTACTAAATCTTCGACCAGAAGAAAGTAGCCGGAGAAGCCCATCTTCTTGAGAACTCCAAGTTCGTACTCCAGGCGCTCTTTGTAGACCGGCATGAGTGAAGCTGGCGGCAGATAACCGAGAACAGGCGTGGTAAAACGGCGTTTCCAGCCCTCGATACACTTTTTGCCGAGCGTGACAAACTCGTTGTCTGCCATCTTAGGCAGACACACTTCCTGCTTCTTGAATTCATAGTTGCACATGCCCGCCAGCACTTCGATGTTTTTGACGCCATTCGCCCAATGTGCCGGACTTGAAACTTTGTTCCAGACTGAGACGCGCTTGGCCGCCTCTTTAACGCGCTCAAGCAGGTCTTCTGGCTTGCCAAATGCGAAGTCCTTAATGAACTGCTTTGGACGATAAGCAACGCTCATTTGCGTGTTCGTGGTGATACAGTTTAGAACTTCGAGCGTGTCGGCATCGTCGCGCTCTTTGTAGAGTGTTGAATAAGTCACCAGCGTCTTCGCATTCGCGTCAGTGGCGGCCTGAATCGCCCTTGCATTCAGCGTGTCGAACAGCGGCGTGTTGATCGGCACAAGCTCCACAAACGTCTTGTCCCAACCAAACTTTGAGCCGAGCTTTTTGAGAATCGCCAGATGATCGCCATGATGAAACAGACCAAACATATCGCCAGTCGATACCGCAACACCCTCCAGCGCCAGTACGTCATCCAAGCCACAGCGGGCATGGTAGTAGAAGTATTCAGGCGTCAAGGCGCGCGACAGCAACTTGAGTAAGGACTTTACGCCAGTTTCGTCGATAGCGTAAACCTTGAGCGCGTAGAAAGGATTAGGCTTTTCCTTTTCGCCCGACGCCTTCGGTGGCTTGCGATAAGTTGGATCGTCGTAGACCCACAGACGACAGCCAATGATTGGCTTAATGCCCGCTTTTTTGGCCTTATTTGAGAAATCCACCATGCCGTGAAGTGACATTGTATCCACCAGGGCGACGGACTCGTAACCGAATTCCGTCGCTTTCTCGATGATGTGATCCAATTGCAGCAGCGATTCGCCAATGCTGAAATCGCTTCTTACGGACAATGCGTGATTTATGTTCATTTCTCTTCCTTATATTTTTCCCAGATTACTAAGCACTCATGCGGCAACACTGTCGACGCCGACACTTCTGGCGAGGTGCTGTATTGCATCGCCGGCATGATGTGCATTTCGCGAAATCGCCAGTCACCAGGTTCATCTGGCGGCGACAGTGGCATCTTATGAATGCCATCCACCATTGGCGAAGGCACTCCGCCCATCAGCGCCGCATAATACGTACCCGTTGGCAAATTCTGCCGCACAATCTTCGTCTCATAACTCATCTTAAACTTAAACGCCCGTTGTAGGAGATAGAACAATTCGACCGTCTTTTGATCGACCGATACCAAAGGCCAAAATCAGCACAGACGCTATACTGACATGCGAAGCTGCGGTGCCTTCCGTCCAACCCAATTCACTCTGCAAAGACTCGCGCAATTCGCTTTTAGAGAAGCCACCAGCAAGTAGCAAGCTCAACGCAACCCGCAACCATTCTGGCCCTGTCTCAACGAGCACATTGTGCCCTTCCGCGATGCCCTTCTTGATGCGCTCAAGCATTCCCGTTTTGCACAGTGACAGCGCGACTTTCTGAGGCTTTACCGGCAACATAGCGATGATATGTTCTTCGTCTGCCGATATTTCAAATCTCACCTGGACGACGCGCGTTTTGCGCTCGGCAGACTTCATTAGTGGCTGTTTGATGTTGCCTGGCGGCATTTCAGCTTTAAGTTTTTCATCAGCCTGCTTCATCGCGTCTTGCGCGACCTTGCGTGCCACAGCGTGGCGCTTGAGTAAGTCCTGAACATTCACAATGCCCTTGATCGCTTCGAGAGTCTCCAGTGAGGCGCTGGCGCATTGCTCGAAGGCGCAGCATTGCTGGCATATTTCAGAATCGTGGCTGAAAACGCTGGCCGCCGCAAAGCAAGCTGGCGCATTTGTCGGTTTACTCATACATCGCATTCCTCTTGACCGCCTTAATTACTTCCCTCTTTGCAGAGCGAATGACTGAAGCCGGCAGCACATCGGCCTTCTCCAGCGTAGAACACACAAACGACAGGTTCAGCGAGCCACGGGCGCGAAGCTCTACGCCAACGCCACGGGCATATTCCGCATGTGCCTGTGCCGCAGAAAACTCGTGCTCCATGAACTCCGGTGGATCAATAGCCATCTGCGCGATCATCGACGCAAGTGGCGACAAGTCCCCCAAGATTCTGACCGCAAGACGGCCAGCGTCAATCTGATCCTCTACAGATGAAATGCCGCTGCATATAGTTTCTTCAATGTGATTGCCGTCATTCAACCTGGCGTTCATTTCCTCGAACGAATGAATCTTCAATTCAATCCGTTCTTTTTCGTAGTCTTCCGCGATACTATTGACCTTGCGATAAGCTGCTGGCACAAAGTATGAAGAAAACCTGTTCCCACTCGCCTCATCAAAGTGGTCGAAGGACTTAATGAACACTTCGGTCAATTCCTGCACCACATCCTCATATTCAATCGACGCCCCAATCGCTTGAAGTCTGCGAAAGCCCTTGCGAGCCACGGTATGAATCAAGCCGGTGTTGTCGGCATAGAAACGGTCAAAGTTACTGCGATCCACTGTGACCCCCGATCAGCCAAAGATTCTCTGTGCCAAGCCATCGCAGACCTCGCGGTCGATCTTGGACAGCTTGTTGATGAAGGACAACGTAATGCCCTGACGAAAGCTGCCGCGCTTGACGCCGATCTTCGCGGCGTAGATTAAAGTACGCGGAGAAATCACGTCGCTAATTTTGGCGCCATCGTATGCTTCGCGCACCAAGCTCGCAAACTCAACCATCTTGTCGGCGTCCTCTTTAACCAGACCGACACGGTTTTGAAGAATCTGCGACTCGGCGGCTTTCTTCATGTATTGCTTGTGAATCACCATGCCAAAGCGGTCGTAGTTGGCTGCATTCTGAATGTTGGTGCCTTGATACAGCCCAGTCTCGTCGCCAGAGCCATTAGTGTTGCCCGTCGCCACGAAACGAAAGTTCGGGTGTGGCTTGATAATGCGGTTCGCGGCATCAGCCTCTTTAATCATCAATGGCTTACCTTCAAGAACAGCCTGATAGACAGAAGAGACGGACGGCAACATGAAGTCGTATTCGTCAGCGCTATACATCCAGCCGTTAATCATCGCCAACGGCAGCGGCCCTAGTTCGAACACGGTATGACCGCCCTTCACGGTCCACTGACCAACGATGTGGCTTTCTTCTGTGTTGACCGTGTGTTGAACGCGCATAAACTCACGCCCGGTACGTGCCGCAATTTGCTCGAACAATTCGGACTTACCCGAACCCTTGTGACCCCAGACGTAGCAAGGAATGTTCAATTCCAGCGCCAGAATCACATTCTTCAATTCGTCAATGTCATACACGTAGTCATCAGATGCTGCCGGCACCATATCGGGGAAATCGCCCGATGTAATCACAGAAATGAGAATGGGGTCGCCCTTGCTGGACTTAGCGGCTTTAACGTTGCCCAAGTTAAAGACTTCATGCAGTGCCTTCTTGACTACCGAACCACTCGACATCAGCTTAGTCACAGACGCGGCGGTGCCAGCCATTTCCAACACGCGCTCTTCTGGCGCAGCTTTGGCGGCACGTTTTTCTGCGAGTTTTTGCTTCGCCATTTCAGACATCAATGGCGCTTCGGGAAACTTGGCGATATAACCCTTCAGCGTTTCTTCGGGGTGATCGTTCTTGAGGTGCAACTGCACGGAATGAATTTGAGCATTGCACAATTGACAAGTTATTTTGTCAGTCATTATTACCTCCTTGAAAAAACTTAAAATGCAGCATTGCTGCGACAGAACAGATATTAAAGAAAGTTATCAGGAAACACAAGTCACTGATGACTTATTCTTACAGATTGCCTAATGTCGATAACCCGCCTCTTGTTGGCCTCGCGTCAACAAAAGGTGCTTCAGTTCGCGGACGACACGATCCGGCAATTCATTGACATTGTTGATGACCAAGTTCTTTGGATAAAACTTTTGCACTTTATCCGTCATGATGCCAATGCCGACGATATTGATACCTGTCTTGGCAATGTCTCCAACCACCTTTTTCAAGTGTGTGGCGAGTGCATACGCGTCACCGTTCGCGTTTGGAGCGCCATCAGACAGCACAATCATCACTTTGCCAGCTTCGCGGCGGGCAAGCAGACGCCTAGCAGCCACTTCGAGACATTCGCCGTCAACGTTGTTGCGCAAGATGCGCGAGTTTGGCAACCAACCGAAGCGTTCCTTCACGTCCGTTTTAAGACGCTCATTAAAGCCCTTGAGAATAGGCATGTAGAGACTTTCGATGCGAGTAAATGACCGCCCAATCTTCCGTATCTCTTCGTTAAGCGTCTCATAATCGACGGCTGGCCGACCTGTGGTGAAGCAGATCACTTCGTTCGAAATGCCGATGCGCTCAAGCACGGACGACAGGGCATACGCAGCTTGCGTAGCCAGGTGAACTTTTGCACCTCTCATTGAGCCGGAGACATCGACGACAAGCTCGACCGCCACATCCTTGCTTGTGGACTCCTGGCGCCTGCGAAATACGCGACCATCATCTACCGCGAGACGCGCGAGGTTTGCGGCATGTAGTCGGCCAGAGCGACGACCCGCTTCCCATGTCGCCAACGAACGCGCGGCAATGGCGCGTTCCAAATCCTTCTGAAGTGGACCGACCATGTGGTCAACTTTGTCGGAGAGTTCAACCAGCATGGTTGAATCGTATCCGCTGCCAACCTTGAGCGGCTCGACGATATCGCCCTCTTTGGTGTAGATCAGATATGAGGACTCTTTTGCCGCGACCGATGCGGCGTTGGAAATAATGCTGCTCAGGGCACTATCAAAGCCATTCTTGTTCTCCTTGTCAATTTCGGCCCATACAGCTCCGGTATCGCCTGTTTCGAATTTGGTGTCTTGCGCACCTTCGCCATCGCCAGCATCGCCACCACCATCGCCGCCGTCATCACCCTCTTTCTCAGAAGGCTTCTCGCCCTTGTTATTTTCGCCGGAACGCAGACGACTTTCGATTTCTTTAGCCAGGTCAAGACAGGCTTGCGTCGAGCTGGCCGCTTCGATTTGCGGCTCCAGGTCGGCGATCTTGTCATAGACACCTTGAACGATATGCATCTTGTCTTTCATGTACTCCTTAAAGACAAACTGACCGGCCATTGCGCGAATAAGCGGCACCATCAATACGGCGATCACCTTATTGGCATCACCGGCGGCAGCGGCTTCTTGCATCATTGGTGTGCTATATTTGTCGAGAAAGAACTTGCCAGTGACAGAGAGGTTATGGCCCGAACCCGTGAAGCGCTGCGCCATCGCCTTTTCAATACGTGCGTCTTCGAGCATATTAAGCATCGACTTAGCGCCGATCTTTTCAGCTTCTCCGATCAACGCGAAGTCCGAAAACATGATGTGCGCGACCTCGTGATCCAAGAAACCCTGAATTGCCATGCACAATTCTTCAGTGGCGTTATCCGGCAGGTAGGGCAGATTGACAACGGTCGGACGCCCCTTGTGATCGCATTTCACGTAAGCGTTAATTCCACGCTGAGTTACCGTGATCCCTTTGCCAGAAAGCATTTGAGTTATTTTCACAACCGCATCGCGGAGCAACATTACACGTTCATTCATTTATTTCCCCTCGTCATTAGTGACTGATGTTTCACATCATACGTATGATTGTCAGGAATCACAACTTCACAATTCACATTTCCTAAACGCAACAAAAAAGCGAGCACAAGGCTCGCTTTCAAAATGCCAATCATCACCGTTACGCACTCTTTTCCTTCTCTGTGTGTTGACGAAGTTCGGCAACCAATCGCTCGTACTCAAGCGCGTTACGCTCACCTGCCTCGACTATTTCTTGCGCCGTCTCATGAAGACCGGCGACATGATCCGCGAACTCGCCGTAATCAACCACGCTACGCGAGAATACCAGCGCAATAATCAGCGCCATCGCGCCTATGTATTGCCACGGGCCAAGAACCATAGCGAGAAAGACCAGAACAAACACCCACACAATGCGATAAATCCATTTAGCGATAATCATGCGACCTCCTTCAGTAATAACTATCTCAAGATGCTGCTTGCGGTTCCTCTTGCGAGGACGGTTTCTTTTCTAACTTGCGCGTGATAACTTCGAGGAATCGTGTCATAGCAAACAACGGCACCTCGTTCCCGTTTCTGTCAATCACCTGAACAATGCCGCCGATACCTACAACCAGCGTTCGTGATGTCCAGGGGAATGTCAGCTTGAGCGCTTCAAACTCTGCCTGACTCATTTCATTCATTATGCGGCCCTCACGGCAGATTCAAACTGATCGCGAACCCGTTGCAGACTATCCGGCTCAGTCTTATCGACGCGATAATCGCCTTCAGCCATGCGCGGCAGAAACAGTGAATGAAACTCATTGCTTTCGGATGGGAATAGAATCGAATTGGCCCGCACAACGATGATGCGGTCGATGTAGTCACTTGGATTGGCGTCCACCCTGTCACGGAGCTTCTCGTTCTTGACAGCCACGTTCACCTGAAGCTGGCCGCAACTCGTCACGCATGTAAATGAACCGGCGCGGCCTTCTGTCTTAGTACCTGGACTGCCCGGAACAATACCGACAATTTTAAGGTCAACATCCACTTCCAACTTGAGCTTGATCTGCTCCTTGCTGGTGCCATCCCTCCATATAGCTTCGGGATGTTTGATTACCGTGCCTTCTTTACCACTTGCCAGCAATTCGCGGTAATGTGTGAGCGCATCGGATAAGGAGCGCACGATCTTGGTCGGAATCAGCGCGATAGAGCTGCCAGGCGCCGCCTTCAGTTGCTTTATTACGCCCGTAATGCGCTGACGATAGGCGACCTTGTGCCCGCCCTTCGTCACGACAGCAGTCAGCGGGATTTGGTCCCAGACAAAGTACATCGGCTTTTCGTTCTCGGCGAAGTCACCGCCGCTCAACACGCTGTTCAGAATGCCGTTGCCGGTCTGACGCTCACACACCACACCATCACGCAGCACGACAATCTCGCCGTGATTCTGACAACCTTCGGCCAGACGTGCGCGAACCTCGTTCGCCAGCGTCTCGAACTTCTCGATAGGGAACTCGGAACCCTGACGTGACGTGATTCGCACCAGACCGCCGTATTCGTGATCGACGTTGGCGAACATGCCGTCAGCCTTCTCCTGGCTGAACACGCCATCCTCCCACGGCCAAGTAGCGAGGTCGACGTCTTTGGTCAAGGAGCAGCGCATGTAGGGGAAGTCTGGAATTAAACCCTTGACCGCCTTGTTGCAAGTCGATTCAGAGAAGCCGGCGCGGAGGTCCTTCTTAACGATGCGATAAAGCAGCTCGGCTGAATCTTCAGTCAGACGCTTGAACTCAGTCTCGATAGCGGATCGCGCGGCTGCGCCGGTGAGACTTCGCGCAATCAGGGCGTCGAGAATCTTCCAGGTCTTATCGTCAAATTCGGCCTCATCGCCCCTCTGCGCCCATTTGTCGCGCGGGCTTTCTGGAACGATGCCGTAAGTCTTGAACGGATTGTAGGCATACTCAAGGACGCGAACAAAGCTCGGAAAGGCGCTGAACTGTTTGACCAGCAGCTCCTTCTCATTCTTACTCGCTGTACTGGCGATGCGCTCGATAGCGACGTAAATTTCGTTTGAGTTCATTACGCCGGCTCCGCTTTCGTCGTCGCGTGTTCTTCCTTGAAGCGGTCAAAGCCGGCGTGCGCGCGACTCTTCATGTCTTTCATGACATCCTCCAACATTAAATCAATGACCGCATCATTCTGAACGCTAACCGCCAGTGTTGTCACCAAGTCTGCCGCCGTCAGTGCAGCGGCCAGCGCCACCGCGACGACAGACGCGGCGTCGGGCGCGTCACCCTCTTCCAACAAGACTTGACTTTGTTTGGACATCATCATCAATGCCTTACTGACATTGGCGTTAAATTCGTCAAGGTTAGCCTCAACCAGACTCCGTTTGTTTTCTTGCGCTTGCTCACTCATGACTTACTCTCCTTGTTGAATTACGGGTTGTTTTGCGGCCAAGCGCATCCTTGCAATCTCGACCATACTCATACCAGCCTTGACCGGCACGTTCTCTACTACGGGTTTCGACTGTTGTGCCGAAACAGTGATTGATGCAACTGGCTTTTCTTCAACCGGCTTCTGCGACGAACGCTCCAGCTCATTAGATGCCACATTCGCTTGCAGTGAGGCATTGAGAGCATCGGCGTAGTCTCCAGTCTTCACGTCGAGAAAATGCTCTTCCTTCTTCGGTGCTGGTTTTGCGATGTCCGGCGCGTGTTGCTTGGAGCGCTCGCTGACCACCGGCCTTGCCTTCGCATCTCGCTCCTCGTTAAACGCTCGCAACTTGTCGCGATGAACGAAATAGATCGCCCTGCCTGCCTTAAGCTCTTCCTTCCGCAGCGCCAGCGCCTTGCATGTCTTGTGACGAATGGCCGTTTCACATTCAGATCCGCGCAGCGTACCATCGCGTTTCAGCGCGTTGACCTTGTTAAGGCAGACGGCGTAATTCGGGCGATGACCGACCACAGCGCAATCGTCCAAGTAATAGGCATTGATGCCGCCCTCGCTCATCTTTGGCGGGTAAACCATTTCATCTACAAATTGCTCGCTCATTTATCTCTCCTCACCATGAACCCCAATCATCGCTGCGCTCAAGTTCGGGCGCCGGCTCTTCGTCCGCAACGTCGTCGACAGGGGCGTCGACAAGGGCGTGGCCCGAAGGCGCAAAATCTACGTCTAGCGCCGACACAATTTTATCGGCGGTGCCTATATTGTAATGCGATACTAATGTAGGACGCAGCGCATCAGTATCTACGTCGCTCTTTGCGCCATGCAGCCCAAATATCTCTCTGGTGATGTCGTAAGAATGACTTCTTTTCTCGCGCAGAATTTTTCCCGCCGCATCTTGACACTGACGAATATCGTTATATGTCTCGATTTTCGTTCCGCCGCCACCGTACTTAGAATTAAGACTTCCCCATCGCTTTACTAGAACAAACTTCTTTGCGACAACATTATAAAATTCGATCACCTCGTAGAATTTTGTGCCGCCACCGTGTTTGAGATATCGAGCCTCCACCAAAATTTCCACCTTCCCCCCTCGCACCATTCACGCTTAATTTCAATGATTTGATAATACGCATCAATCTCAGGAAAGTATAGTCACCTACGACTTATCCTCACAACTTTCCTAAGCAATTCTTTTTGCCAGACGCAGGCGCGTCGCGACACTCTCGTTGACCACATCGGCCTTCCAATATGCGTCACGCACCACGCTTGGCGCCACTTCGTTCGGGTCGCGGTCTTTTGGCAACACCGCGATTCGCGCGATGAATCCGTACTTGCGAAGTAGCAGACCTGTCTCGACCGCCGCCTCCAATGCCGCC